TTCTTGACTTGGAAAGAACCGGATAAAGTTTTGTGTGTATAAACATTAGCCCTGTATGGCTCAATCGAAGGAGATGTACCACCACAAATAATACTAGAAGAGGCATTAGGAGCAACAGCGAGGAGATGAGCATTCCTCCTGCCACTGCCACTGATATCAGGAGCTTCTCCACGTTCATCTGCAAGTCTTTCAGAAGCTTTGGTAGCTTGTCGTTTAATATATTTGAAAGCTTTATGATTAAATCCCGTAGCGTATATACCCTCAAAAGGTAACCTGCGTGACTGGAGATACGAATGGAATCCCATCGCACCCAGACCGAGTGACCTTTCTCTGTAAGCAGAGTAGGCAGATTTAAGAAAGCCTTCTTTGCCCGGCTTAATATGTTTCTGAAACCTTTTAAAGTTTGCATTGTATTCTCCTAGGTTGTCTGTATCTACAGCGTTATCAATATAATGTTGAAGCACGTTGTCTAACATGGTTATTAAATCATCAATGAACATAGGATTCTCTGACCACTCATCGAAGTATTCTAAGTTTACACTAGACAAACAACATACTGCTGTTCGTTCTTCGTTAGTGGCTAGGGTTATCTCAGAACATAAGTTGCTCTGTTTAATATTTAATCCTAAAGCTTTCTGTTCTTTAGGTAAAGCATCATTACATCTATCAATGTTAATCATGTAAGGCTCACCTGTCTCTGCTCTAGCATTAATGATCTGCCACCATAAGTCTCTAGCATTTACAACCTTAACAGCTTCATGGCTCTTAGGGTCAACCAATCTAAAGTCTGCGTCTTCTTCTACAGCCTTAAGAAAATCATTGGTAAGATTTATACCGTTGTGAAGGTTAAGATTCTTACGGTTAATATCTCCACCAGATTCTTTACGCATGTTAATAAACTCTTCTATCTCCGGATGGCTGATGTCCATGTAAGCCGCATAAGAACCACGTCTTGTGGTACCTTGGTTAAAGGCTAACATCTGAGAATCAACTACATGCATGAAAGGAATAGAACCAGTAGACTTACTGCCGTGAGCAGTAGGTATACCGTTACTCCTAATGTCTCCCCAATATCCACCAATACCTCCACCTGAACTTGCCAACCATATGTTCTCATCAAAATGATCTGATAGACCACCCCTACTGTCAGGAACATAATTGAGGAAGCAGCTAATAGGAAGCCCACGACTTGTTCCCCCGTTACTAAGTATAGGAGTGCTAAACATGAACCAACAAGAGGAGCTGTAGTGGTAAAGCCGTTGAGCCAATTCAAAATCTGTGACCCCTTTGTAGGTTGCTCCGAAGATGGAGGCTCTTGCGAACGCTTCTTGTGCATGTGTTTCTTTCTCCCAGAAGTATCTATCCTTGAGTGTATCAAGACTAAACTTATCTAAATTTGTTTCGTTACTGTAATTAATTTTTATCCCTAGGTATTCTTTGATACCTACTTTATCTTCTACCACTTACTCTCTCCTGTTTTAAAAAACTTGTCTCTATCATCGTGTATATCAAGCATTATTATACCATAGTGTAAGATTTTTAGCAAGTCTTTTTTGTTGTGTCCGTCTTTATTTCCGTACCGTTTAGCATACTTTATAATATTACCTATACAAAAACCCATACCATGTCCTGAGTCAATGATGACATCAGTGGCTTGATACTTATCTGAAGCATAGTGCTCACCATATGTACCATCAATGTAGGCTTGTAGCTCTTGTATTAATTGATCTTCATTAAATTTATAGTTCATTGTTTCTCCAGTCGTCAGGTAAAGTATCTTCACTGTACCATGTAAAATTATTTTTGTCTGCCCATTCAGCGTGTGTTCTTTTTGTTCCGTCTTTTCTTATCTTAGCTCCCGGCATGGGGGCAAAAGGTTTTTGGAATAGGAACACTAACTCGGTGTAACTTTTGTTAAGTGCTTCTCTGATGTGTATGTACTTACTGTACTCAGCGTGATCCCAGAACCTGCCTTTTGCTTCGAGCAGTATTGTTTTACTACCTATCTTCTTTACAAAGTCTGGCTCATACTTATGGTGTATGACATATTCTACCTTGTTCCAATGATGTTTCCAATCTTGTAAGATGGTTTGGTGAATGTCATACTCCCATAAACTGTCATACCCTTTTGGTACATTAGTTTTCTTTGGTCTGGGTTTTCTTGGTACTCTTCTAGGCATTGATATCCTCCAAGGATAGATTAGGATTACGTTTCACTTGTTTGTAAAACCACCTTAAACTATATGCACTTAGAAGAAACTTATTGTTAGCAAAGATGTGAGTCTGTTCAGGAAGAAACTCTGAGATATTTTTTTTATTAATCTTAGATGTATCTTCTCCGTCCGGAACCATTGTTCTTAACCACTCAATAAGTAGGTCTTCTGCTTTACGTCTTAACTGTTTAGATTTTTTTTGATTCATAGTTCTTTACTAATTTCCAATAGTTTAAAATGCTGTTAAACATTTCTGTGTGTTTTGTTTGTGAGTCTCTATCCCAGATGTGACATGAAATAAGATCATGTTGTTTCCTATCTACAAAGATGGAGACACGTTCAACGTCAGTGTAACCACAACCCTGTGCATAAGCAGACAACTGCATACCATGCTCATCGTATACTAATGAAGCAGGGTCTTTACCTTCTAAGTTATCTTTAGTTTTAAAGTCAACAAAGATACCGGTAGTAGAATATAAATCTATCTTACCACCATAACCTATGTCAGCACAAAAAGAATCTTCTGCTATCCAATGCTCGTTAGGAAATTCTTTATCTAAGAAAGCTCTAACAGCTTCATAAGGTTTGTTTGTTTCACCACCTTCAAATCCCTGCTCAATCATAGCATGTATTTTAGTACCTTGTTCTGCGGCTTCCTGTCCTATCCTTTTAGAATCTTGTTTGCATCTGTAAGCAAACTCAGAAAGAGATTCATCTTCTTCTTTCTCTAGAGTAAGTGCAGAGTTTAATGCTTGATTGATCTTCCAGTTTTCTAATGCAGGTTTAGCTATCATGCCCAACACAGTAGTAACCGAAGGAACTAAGTTATCTTTCTTAGCATCTCGAAGAGTAGTGTTACGTTCTTTACCGTTAGCTCCGATAACAGTGTACATTGGTTCACCTGTCTGGGTATACCAGTGTCCTGACTCGGCTGTTTTTTTCTTAGCCGACAGTTTATTATATACATCTTGATCGGTTGTGTCAAGGGTTTTCTTTTTATTTATCATAGTTTTATTTGTAATAGTTTTTAAATGTATGTTTCGCTAGAATATACTTTGTATTTTTTGTTGGTTGTAGATGCTCGGTTAGAAATATTTTTCATATTTTCTGATACCGACACCCAGTTTAAATTGTTTACTGAATAATCAAGCTTATCTTCATTTATATGGTCTATGTTATATTTTATATTAGGAAGGTCATTAAACACAAAAGCCATACCAAATAATCTGTGTCCATAAATACGTTTGCTACTAATACCATTATCTAATGTATAGCAGGGATACACAGCTCTACTAAAGTTTGGTGTTATAATATTTCCGGTATAATTATTTTTAATAAATGGAAAGTCATTTCGATTATTATAGTTAGGTAATTTATGTTGTCCTCCTGTTTTGAATAATGTATATTTTTCTTTAGGTATAGAGATTATAAATTCAGAAGTTCTATTTAAATCTTTAATTCTTTGACCGCCTTCACCAAACAGAATGGCACATTCAGATATGTCTTTGTATGCATCTTGAGAAATTATTATTTGTGTTTCAAATAACTCTAGTTGTTTAGTATATCTCACTTCAGGTACCTATTGCTTTATGTTTGTTGTCTGTGGTTTATCCAAGCTAATTTTCTTGTAACAGGATTAAATTGTAACAGTTGTACGCCTAATTGTTTTTGTATTTCATTACGGCTTTGACACTTGGTTACTTTATTTCCTGTTCTTTTATGTTGTTGAGGCTGTGCTGTTTTAACATCAACAAACGTAGTCTCTCCGTCCTTCATAGCAATCATATCTATAGGTCCAGTACATCCGGTATTTTTAAATACCTCATATCCGTTATCCCATAGCCATGTTACTGCGTAGTACTCAGCTAGATCACCTTTCCTACTGCTGTCATTTGGTTTAATATAATTCATATTTAATTCCTGTTGTTTAATGTGTCTCACTCCAATTACCTCCTACTTTATATTCGCCATCCATAGGACAGCGTAGATTAAAATGTTCACCTGCTTCTATAATACATTTGACTGCCATCTCTCCAACGAAATCAGTCTGTGATTCTTTGACTTCAATCTGCCACTCATCGTGTATGTTAGCAACAAACCTATAGTCAATAGTGTTTAGCTTTAACAGATCATCTAACATGACCAATGCTTTCTTCATTAGGACAGCACCTGCTCCTTGTAGTAAGGTGTTAAGTGCCGCATGTTTGTGGCGTATGTATAACTTCCTACCGTCTATCCCTTTGAGATAAGTTTTTGACGCTGCTCTATCAACTCTTTCTTTAAGAGTTCTATATGCAGGGAGACTATTAAGAAAGCGTTCTCGCAACCGTTTACCTTCTGCTCTGCTTCCTTTAATAATGCTTCCAATCTTTTCATCTCCGGCTCCGTAGACGAGTGCATAGATGAAAGTCTTTGCCTGATCTCTTGATTTAAGTCCAGCAAAGTTTTGGTTAGCTGTGTGAATGTCTCCATTAATAATTTCATTTATGTACTCCTTATCGTCCATGTAATGTGCTAACATACGTAGCTCTAATCCACTTGCATCTACACCTACAAGTTTGTATCCGTCCTCAACAATCCAACAAGACCTACATTCTTTACCATAAGGACTGCCGTGTGACGGTACTTGAGCAACGTTAGGATTTCTATGAGCCATCCGTCCGGTAATAGTACCGTTAGGAATAACAAATCCATGTACTCTGCCATCATCCTTGACAGCTTCAACCCATGAATCAATCTGAGCTATACGCTTTTGCAACAATAAAAAGTCTGCAATAAGTTTAGCTTCATGTATGTGTGTGATCTTAGATAAAGTTTTCTCATCAACAATAGGTTGACCAGTAGGAGTAAACCTATCTGGCTTCCAACCAAAGTCTATAAGGTACTCACCTATCTGCTTACGACTGCCAAGATTAAACTCTTGTAAAGTTTGTCTCATAAAAGGATTGTAGTTATCTGTATCTAAACAACGTTGATACTCTTCATCAGTCATACCACGCTTAGATAGATTACCATCTTTCTTTATGTAGGGAGATACTTGTTTAGTATCAACCCACTTAGGCTTGAACGTTTCGTGGACTTCCTCTTCTATTACTTGTTTCTTTTGTCTAAGCTCTGCTAATAATCCAAGAGCTAAAGGCATATCAAAATTAAATCCATCCGTCTCTTGTTGCTTAACAATAC